TTTGTAAATATTATTATCTATGGAATGTGTTAAATTATTCTTTATGAGCCTGTTAGCGTAATTTCTACTTCACTTGAACTTGGACTTGTAACACTATTTAAAACTTGTTTAACTGTGAATTTATATTTCCCTGCAGTAAGTTGTTCATCAGGAGAAACATCAAATTCACCATTATTATCAACTATATTAGCGCCACCTGTCGTGTCTAATGCTATTTCCGTACCATCTTTAAATAAGTGTATCGTTGCGCCTTTAAGCCCTTCGCCTTCAACATGGAAAGAAGCTGCAGTTTGTGACGTTTGACCGTCATCTATTGTCGGGGTACTTAAACAGTTAATAGTTTTAGTAACTGCAGACGATGTTACTCCACTAATAGATTGTGTTACACTTATTGCATTTTCTGAATTTTTCTTTAATGAAATATTAGCAGACCATCTACCGTTAGCATCAGCTATTGTATTTATATTACTTGAATTTGCAGCATTAGCAAGGTTTACTGTTGCATATTCATTTGCTGTACCTGCAAAAGTATAAACATTATTTAATGTAGTTACCGTTGTGTCTTGCGGTGACGTTATAGTAGGTGCTGATAAAGTACCTTTTATCAAGTTAAAAATTATAGGCTGTGTCGTTATTGAACTTTCAGTATTGCTAAACTGCTGGAATGCTAAAGTTACTTTCCCTGAAGTTGTAGTGTCGTTACCAAACAAGTCACTACAATTTACTGTGATAGTGCATTTATCGCCGCCCCATACTGTTGATTCAATATTTACTTCTTGTGCTACGCCTTTATAAAGTTTAATAGTACTACCAGTTTTCCCTTGTAGTTCGAAAGTTATTTTTGAACCACCTGTGCCATTTGCCATAATACTCATATTTTTATAGAAATCTTCAATGTTAATATTACCAATTTTAGTTACATATGGTACTTCCAAATTGGCTTGTGTCCAAATATAAGTGTTATGCTCTCCGACTGTATTAAACGTTACATATCCTACAACTTGGTCTCCAGCACTACCCATTGAAAATTTACTGTGTAGTGGGTCTTCTGCCGAACCACCTATAGATTCAGGGTATACTGTTGCCCTTTGTCTTATAGCTATATATGAATTGTTTTCAGAATACATTAATTCATCTTTGTTTAGTCTTACATAGTCGCCTGCGGCTTTTTGCCCAACTGGCATAGCTCGCAAAAGATAATTTGCATAATTTATTACTTCATTATCTTTAACATATGTCATGTCTACTTCTAATTTCTTAGAATAACTTTTTACATTTTTTGTTTTTGTTTTCTCACAGATATATTGTATATCTTCATCATCAGGGTCTAATTCTTCTGTGAGTTCTGTTATTCCTTCGCACATTAAAACAAATCTTGGATTTTCATAACTATATGGAATTCTTACGTTTATTAAATGCGCGAGTAAGGAACGATGTTCTGCCGGTGTTCCCATTATAATTACCTCTCTTTATATAAAAAAATTAAGCATTACCGAAATGGCAATGCTCGTTAATTAAAAGTTTGATTATATTAAACTACAACTTCTACATCTGTTAGAAATAACTTTAGAAGTTAGATTCCATATTTTACCATTTATTTCCATTGGATATAGATATGTGTTTAATACTGATTTCAAGAGCAAATCTCTGTAGTTAGGATTTAAATAATCTTTAGTAAAACTACTACTGTCTCCATAAGAAACAGAAACTTGCCCTGCTTGTTCGCTTCTGATATTGCCTTTACTCTCTCCCGAAGCGATATTGAGAGAGTTATTAATTATTTTCTCAAATTTATCAAAATATTCAGATAATGCGCAAGCACATTTCTTTACTTGCTCAATAAGTTTTTCAGGCAATAAAGTTATTTTATAGTCATCTACTCTATCCATAGTATTAGCCGAAATATAACTGCAAGCTTTAAATGCTGACTTTTGAAATTCATCTGAAGTTAAACTCCCGCCATATTCATTTAAATAATAAGAGTAATCTATAAACATAATACCACCTTATCTTTGTATAAAGTAAAAGCCCGAACCGCCTACCCAAGCAAATTTATCAATATCCCTTGTACTAGACTCATTAGTTTGTTTCCACGTTGTATTAACTATTCCCTGATGATTTTCAAGTCTTATACAATTTGAACCTCCTTGAACTGTTAAAACAGTATCCGGGGTAAGTGAGCCACCATCATGATTAATGATTGTACCACCTAATTCATAAACTGAAAAAGCAGTGTCATGCAAACTAGTAAATGGTAAGCCATTTAAAGCTGCATAGCAATTGTTTTCTATAAGCTGTAAGGCTTGAGTTACTTTTATTTTAAGATGGAAAGTTAAAAAACAAATATTCCCAATAACGGAATATCTCATCCAATTGTATTCTTCATTGCAATCAAAAATCCATCTTGGTATTCCTTGGTCAATAGGGCCGGTATTGTTTTTATCAAGAAGCCCTGGTGTTAACTTTCCTTCATAAATATTACCCCAGTCAATCAAGCTCTGGACTTTATCATCTATAGCGGGGCCTGTATGGCTTGAGTTATAAACTTCTGACATACCAGCCTCAGTTAATTGTTACAGGTACACTAACATCTGAAGATTCAATAGCCACAGAACCATTCTTGATTAACTGGTTCTTGTATCTTATCTGGTAAATATATTCTTGATTACCTTGAGATTTAAATACAGCTTGTCCATTACTATCAGTTTTGATATTAGAGCCTGCAAACTTAACAGTTACACCTTGTACAGGGTCACTATTACTGTCAGTTGCTGTAAATGTTACGGTATACATAGTCGGTTGATGCCCCTGTTCAGAATTTACAATAATTGCAAATGGGAATCTCGAATTCGTCTGGTTAAGGATATTAATCGGATTCGGTATAGCAAAACCAATTCTCCATTTAGCACGCATGACTTGAGAGTCTTCATCAAACATAGAGTGAAGTGTTCCACCATAGTTTGTAGCAGCATCTGCCGAAATTTTAACTGTCATGTCTTCACGTACTGAATACATAGCCTGGCTAAAGTCACCGACTATCATTAATGCTTTGTTATCATCCCACGCACCATTGTCTAAATAATATTTATTCAATTGTTCAATGAATGGTAAATACAATGGTCTTCCGACACCATCTAAATTCATTCTGAACTTAGCTTTCATACCAACGCCTGCTACTAACGCAGTCGGGTCATATCCACTTTGTTCAACCAATGATAAAGCATTGTTAATATCGTTGTTTATATTTGTCGTGCTCTGAACTACAGCACCTGCTTGATAACACGCAGTAACAAGGTCTGCTCTGAATCTTCTAGGTTTGTTAACACCCATAAACACAGCTTGGTCAAAAGCTTTACCATAGTGTTCTTGAAGCCTTGGGAGTATTTCTCCCCACATGTCAAAAACAGCGTCTTCACGTACGTTATCCGGAATGATTACACGAGCTGCATATTCTTCCGCGTACATCTCGACCATTTCCCACGCTTGGTCAGTCAATGGCTTAATAGCATTATCTGAATTTAACCATCCACCTTCAGGGAGCATCGAAAGAGCAGGCATTAAAACCTCATCTCTTAACATATTGCGCCCTCTTTTAAATATCTGTAAAGCGACTGAATATTTCGTTGCACCTTGAATTATCTCATGTACTAATTCAGGAGGAATCAACGACTGCGCAGCCGACCTATCAATAATATCTGCCATTTTAATTACCTCTTTTGTTAAATTTTGGTTATTCTCCTAGAAAGAAAATCGTTCATCCGAAGATGAGCGTCTGTTGATTTATTATTGCTTTCTAAATTCGGAGAAGTATTTATTATTTTATTTCGTTTAAGATATTGTTTGTTATTTTCCTTGAACTTAGTTAAGCAATCATCAAAAGATTCTTCCCCTCTAGTTTTATTAATCTCGTAAACTATAAAATCTAAATATTTGTTATCAAAACCTGATTCTAATATTTTAAGTTTCTGACCATTTATTCTTTCCTTTTCAAGCTCTGCTTTAATATTTAAAGCTTCTTGAAGTTTGCCTTTAATCGATTCAAAAGAATCTTCACCGAGTTCCTTTAAAATTCTTCTTTCGGTACTTCGTGTAATTCTTTCTTCTCTGGCTTTTTTATAGTCAAAATGGTCTTCTTTTTCGGTAGTTTCTTGAACTACATTTTCTTTTTCAGGATTTGTTTCAATAACTTTAGATTCTTCTTGTGTTTCCATTTTATCTCCTTTTTTTAACGAGGTAGTTCCTCAAATTAGCTTCTTTTAAGTGTTAGCTGCACTAATGAACTGTTTTAACGAGATTATCCAGTTCCTCAATATTGAATTTGTTTTTGTTAGTTTGTAAAATAGCCTTTGCAGAGATTGTCCGAAAAGGCGGTTAGCCACTCCAATTGAAAGGAGTGATGATTATGAATACTGATTTGTTGCTAATATTTTTAATATTGCTTACTTATCATGAAATCATAAAAAAATAACTGCCTCCTGTCCAGAAGCAGTTAATTTATTAATGGCTTTATAACAGAATTAAGGGCTAACCGTATTAAACGGTGTCTCTGCTATTATTATATTCACCGAAAATAAAAAGTCAACCGTATACTTTTTACGATGTTAATTATTATTATATACATCAAAAAATAACCGCCTACTTGTCGAATAAGTAAACGGTTTATACTTAATTTACAATAGGACTAACCGTCTTTAAACGGTGTTCTTGCATTTATTATATCCATAAAAAAAATAAAAATCAAATGCGAGAGTTAAAGGGAATAAAATAAGATAAATTTTTAAAAAAATACTTTAAAGAGGATATTTTAAAGGAGTCAATCATTATGAAAAAATTCAGTTACTCTCGCATCGCCGAAGATTATTTAGCACCCTCGGTTATCTTTTGGTATTCTTCTTCGGTTATAACACCTTTTTCCTTGGCTATTTCTACTTGTCGTTTGCTCCATAAACCGCGGTCATAATTCTTTTTAATTAATTCGTAATTCATATATATTCCTCCAAATTATTGAAATAAATTTTATTTTTGAGTATTATCAGAAAAGCGTAACCTGGGAGTACGGGTTCATTTCTCCAATTCTAACTTTCTTAGTTAGAGAAAGGAGGGATGATTATGGGCTTTAAGATATTTTTTAAAATATTTAAAATCGTTATTTCGATTTTAAAAATATTCAAAAAAAGAAAAACCTACCGTGCTAAAATCACGGTAGTAATTAATATAGACATAAATTAATGAACCCGTCACCAGGTTACGCTGTTATTATATTCGCCGAAAATAAAAAGTCAACCGCGTGGCAACGCGGTCATAATTATCATCATTAAAGTTTGACCCGTAACCGAGTTACACTATTAGTATACCCATAGAAAATAAAAAATCAACTACATATTTAATACGAATAACCTACTACACTAGTAATATATATTAAATTTTCATTACCATGCATTTCAACACTTGCATTCCAATGTATTACTGCCCAAGCTTGTCTCTCATCTAGCCATGTTAATGATGTACCATTAATAGAAATTTCCGCTGTTCTTACATATATTTGCCCTGCCCAATACGAACTTATACTTAATGAAATAGACTTACCGTTTGGGCTATAAACTTTTGTATATGCATACTTATTGTCATCATTTCTATAATAAATTTCAATATAGCTATAATTTGCTGAACTACTAGATAAAGTAATATTTGACTGTGTCCCAGAAGTATTGCTATACAATGTGTATGCTTTCATAACTCCTAAATTTGTTCTTGCAGCAATTGCAGTTGTAGCGCCAGTGCCACCTTGAAGTATTGGCAAAGTACCATTAAAATCAGTTAAATTTGTAGGTTTATTAGATAAATCGTTATATGAACCACTTATTGCTACTGTGCTTAAATCATTTGTATTTACTTTACTATTTAATAAATTATTAGTTTCAGTTTTATTATAATAGTTATTCAAAGTTGTACTAACAGCATTCTGCGACATAACATTAGTTGTGCTAGAACCTGTTGTTTGAACTACAACTGTTTTATTAGCTTCTGATTCAATACCTGCTAATTTAGTTTTCTCTGCTGTTGTATAATCTTCTGTAGATAAGCCTTTACCTGTTACTTTATCAACCTTAGTGTCTAATAAATTATTAATTTCAGTTTTATTATAATAATTAGATAAGTCCGCTTTCTGGATTCCAAGCAGCTCCCAGTTGTTGTTTACATAGATATACTCTTTGTAAATATCTGAAGATTCACTATTCGATGGGACAAGATAAACAGTAGTTGGTGAAATATTACTTGACGGTAAAGTTTGGACTACTTTAATATCAAATTTAGGTATAGTATCAATTAAGTTATCAACTTCAGACTTTGTGTAATAATTAGATAAATCAGATGCAATTGAATCGATTAAATACTTTAAAAGCATTTCATCTCTTGATTGAGGTTCTAAGCTTTCAATATCTTCTTTAGTTGGGATATAAGCATCTTGTTTGCAATAAGGTCTTAACCATTCTGGAATTTCTCCCATAATTTTCGCCTCCTTTTAGTTATTTGGTATCGCTTGGATTTTGTCTGCATATTTTGCCTCATTTATGTGTCTTTGCCACTGTCTGAAGAGCCAAGAGCCATATATTTAAGTAGCATTTCTTTTCTAGACTGTGGTTCTAAATTTTCAATATCTTCTTTAGTTGGTATATAAGCACCTTGTTTGAAATAAGGTCTTAACCATTCTGGAATATTATCGCTCATATATCGCTCCTTTTAATTTATTTTGTTTTTTGGTATAGTCTTTTTTAGCGTGGCTTTATAAGCACGGGCATTTCGTTTAACCCAAGTTTTGGGCGAAAGCGAGGTGACTATTATGCGTGAGAATTTTGCTATTTGGTTAAGTATTATTTCATTGATACTTCAACTTTTAAGTTTGATTCAAACACAAATTAATAATAACCGTGCTTCTAACACGGTTATTATTGAATATTACATTTCAAGATAATGGCCTTGTGCAATAGCCACGCTATTATTATATTCATTGAAAATCAAAAATCAATCACTTGGTATCGCTTGGATTTTGTCTGCGTATTCTGACCAGCCGCTAGCTGCTTTGTAGGCATCTACTGATTCGGCTGGGACATAGATTACAAGGTTTGGGCTTACAGTGCCAAATTTATTAACGTCCAAATATGGTGGGGTTGTGGCTTTTACTGTTACACTTGTTAAACTTGTGCAATTATTAAAAACTTGACTCCCAATACTAGTCACACTATTCGGGATTTCTATACTTGCTAAACTTGAGCAATAAGCAAAAGCCACATTTTCAATTCTAGTAACATTACTCGGCATCTCTATGCTTACTAAACCTGAGCAATACTCAAAAATATTATTGCTAATAGTTGTAACATTGTTTGGTATTGTTATACTTGTTAAGTTTCGGCAAAATTCAAAAGCACCAACACCAATACTAATAACACTGTTTGGGATTTCTACACTTCGTAAGTTTGTGCAATGGCTAAAAGCATTACCACTAATAGAAGTCACATTATTTGGTATTGTTACACTTGTTAAATTTGAGTAATAATAAAAAGCATAACTCCCAATACGAGTAACACCCTTAAGCATATCCGCAGTTATATTGGTAGCAGTTCTCTCTATAATTGATGGATCTACACCACCGCCAGAACCGCCGCCTCTTCTAATAATAAATCCGTCACTCATCTAATCACCTTCAGTTTTATAGGTATATCAATAGTAGGCTTGGTATCCAAACAAGTAGCAGTTATAGAACCATCCGCAGTTTCAATCTTCGATAAACAGCTAAATGCCTCAAGTTGAGACTTAGCAGTCTCAGCGGTTGATGATAAAACTACATCTATAATCGGCGTATCAGTTGCAAGAATTCCCTGAATATTTACAGTTTGTGTAAAAGGTGCGTTGCCACTGGTATCTGCCCAACCTAAAGCCGTAAGTGTAGTAGTATAAAGTTCGCTTAAACCATTTATTTGTGCATCACTTTTAATTTCAAGCGTACCGCCTATTACTGTTTTTTCTCCGCCTTGTTCTGTATAATTTTTTGTATTATATGACATTAAAACATTCCTCCAATTAATTTAATAAAATAAAAAATGCTTTGAATTTATTTTCTTATTGTTTATAATTTCAATTAGCGTGGCTAGTAAAGGCACGGTTTGGCTATCATTATTAATCCCGAAGTTGGGAGGTGATAGCTTTGTTATTAGAGTTATTTTGGTTTTTAATTGATTTAGCTCAATTTGTTTTGTATTTAATTGAAAAATTTAAAGAGAAACAAAAAAATAATAACCGTTGCCCTAGACAAGTGACGGTTATTATAATCATTTTGAAATAGCCAAACTAGTACTACTAGCTACGCTATTATTATATATAACGAAAAATAAAAAGCAACCATGCGCTTATCATGGTTGTTGTTATTATGATACATTATTGATAACGACCCGTCTTTTGGGTCACGCTATTATTATATTATAAAAGCAAATAAAAATCTACACTTCATTCCCCCAGCAATCCCAACCAACAATTTCTTGCCTTGCGAATAATTCAATTCTTGATAAGTCTCCACATAATTCAACAATTCTTTCTCTAACTTCGTCAGGTTTTCTTGAATGTTCTCTAATTCTGCTAATAATAACGCTGTGTACTTTTGCAGATATTCTTTTAGGTTTACCTTTTGTAGCAATCAAACATATTTCTGCATTTGAACGCGTCCAACGCCCCAACCCCCAAAAAATAGAATCGGATTTTTTATTTTTTTTTATCCATACAAATCCACAAGTTTTATAAACAAATCCCCACTTTTTTATAATATCGAAACACTCATTTAATTTAGGCATTGTAACCCAAATAAACAATATACAATTTTTGTCAGCTATCTGATTTATTGGTAAATTAGCTATTGATTTGTTATCCATAACAGAATATTTGCAACACGAACCTCTCAATCCTGCTAAAGCTTTGTCTTTGTATTCCCATGCTGGGTCTGCATAAATTATTTTGTATTTATTAAAAGTATTATAGATATCAATTTTAATTTTGTACCACCAAAAATAAGCACTTTGAATTTATTTTTTTATTGTTTATAATTACATAAGCTCAACCGCTGCAGCTTCTATACAACGTTTGGGCTGGTGTGTGATTGATTTGGATTTGATTGTGCTTCTCTTTCAGGTTCAGGTTGATTATTTACAATATTTGAGATTTTATTTTTAGCAGTTTGCTCGTCTTCGCTGTACCATTTCATGCGATATTCTTCGAGCGACATTGCTCCCATTTGTACATCGAGTCTGTCTTGCTCTCGCTTCGTTGCATTACTCTCGATGATAGAGTCGTCGAAATCAATAGTGATTTTCGATGGTTTAGGTATGTTAAATATACCAAAGTATTTACCTATATAAATTATAAGTTCGACCATTTCAATAAGCGCAATTTCAAGAGGATTTTCGTGCTTATTAATTGTTCGAAATAAATCAGAGTTTTCGGATACAACTTCTGTTGCGGTTTTACCAACGAGAACTTCACCCATTCGATAGTAATTTCTACCGAATCCTAGTTTCATACATAAAATATCAAGGTGAGTTTGGATTGCAGTTCTTAATTCTTCAATCCTTAGGGTTCCGTTGACTTCTTGGACATAATTGTTGGTGTTTTTCCCTTCAAAACTGCCGTCTAATAGATAAAACACAACATCTTGAGGGTCGAACGCATTTCTAAAACCGTTTGCATCAACTTTTAAAGCGTCTTGAGTTACAAACAGACGTTTGCGTCCGTTTTGTATTTCATTAGTAAAACTATCATAAGTTAAGTCTAAAGCTTTAATCGTATCTATTGAATTAGCATAAATAGGTAATCCGAATGGGCTATCCATATCTATGTTGTTAACTATGGCAGTCGATATTGGTATAAACCATCGCTTGCGACTACCTGTCCTTATTTCAAAAGGTAAATCATCTAAATCTATTCGTTCTAGTCTGCCACAACCGTCAGACTTAAATCGGAAGTTGTTTATTATATATTCTCCATCTTCATCACGCCTATGGATTTGTACGTTTTTGATTAAAGATGGTTTTTCATCTAACCCAATTCTTACAACTTCCTCACTTACAAACGCACATTCATATATTCCTTTGCTTCCAAACGACAAAGGATAGATGTTGTTTGCTGTTATGAATTGTATATTAATTCCTAAATCTTCATCTGGAGAAACCAATATACAACAAGTACCTAATGCAAAAACTTTTTCTATAGCTTGATTTGCTCGAATATTAAACTTATTTTTAGTTAAAATATCGTTAATTACTCTATTTGACTCATCATTATCTAAGGTAATCGTGACTTTTTCATTCATTATTAAATCGGCAAAATTTTCACATATCATTTTGGCAATATTTAAAGAATAACGGTTTCTGTAAACTTTTTGCTCACCATTGTAAACGTAGTATTTATGGAATTCTTCAATATAACCATTATACCAGTTCATATAATTTTTAATGGCTTCTTGCCCTTTCTTTAAATTGCCGATGTCATATCCTATTTGTTTAAAGAAATCTTCTAGTGTCATAATTACCTCTATTCAAATAACAAGCATTCGTTTCTTAGGCTCAGGCCTTAATTCTTCAGTCATTATCTGTTCAAATATAGTCAGATAATTTGCGAAAGCATATTCAAAAGCATCAAGTACGTCTACATTAAACGTACCATCATCAAGTCTTGTATCTTCTTTGTTTGGGTCCCATATAGCGCTTTCTAAAGATTCTATAAAATTTTTACAACGCTTATGGATTTTAATTCTATGAGTTGCCAGCATACTGCAAGTAAATGAAATTCTGTTATTAATTTTGTATTTGTAACAATCTTCTACAGAAATTTGAATATTTTTCTGTAGGCAAAATCTTTTAAGCCCTTTGGTTATAACCTGACCGAGGCCGCCCCAGTCAGCTACAATACTTCTTACAAACCCATATTCATTAGAAACTTTTAAATAGAATTCATAAAATCTTTCATACATCTCTTCAGGAGAATTAACGCCATTGATAACTAACTCATCAAGCACATACATACAATTATAATTTCGACCAATGCCAATGCATATAATAGCGGTCGTGCTTTTGGAAGCACCATAATCAAGCCCAAAATGAACAGCGGCAATATCAAATATATCAATACGCTCAACAAGAAACTTGTTTTTATTGTTAGCAAAATAAGCATAAATAAGTCCCTCAGCAGATACCCACTTGCCAAGAATAAACCTATCATAAAACACCCCCGTGAACTGGGATTTTAAAGTGTTTATAATCTGAGGAGATAAAGCTGTGTTGTCTTCTAAATTGAAGTGATACACAGCAACACTTTTGGAATCCTTTTTATCGATGAAGTCTTTTTTAAGCCAATGTGACGGTGTGTCAGGGTTTGTAGTGGCTAATAAAAAAGCTCCTTTGGAAGTTAAACGTGTTAAAAGCATATTATAGAAGTCTTCAGTAAATAAAGTTACCTCATCGCAATATGCCCCCATTAATGTCATACCACGTATTTTGTTTTCAGCTCTTACATCATTAACCCCCTCTAAATATATTTTATGGTCTAGAAAGCTTGCTTCTTTTCTGGTTATGGAATAATGGAAAAGCCCCTCAGCCATATAAGATAAACAGTTTAAACAGTTACGTTTAAGAGATGTAACAGTTTTGCCTACCATTAAAAAATCCATACCTTTAGGAGCAATGCCTACAAGTTGAAGCCATGCAAATAAAGAAACGTACGTTTTACCCGAACGTACGCTGCCCTCAAGAATGTTTTGGAATTTTAACTTATGATGTCTTACATCTTCCAAAAACTCAAGTTGTTTTGGAGAAAATTTAAATTCTTCCATTATCCACTCTTGTCTTCTTTGTCTTTATCTTTCTTGCTTGGCTTACCTGTATCCCAGAATTTATTTAAAGCAACATAAGCATTGGCTTTAAACATTTCTTCGACGTTTTCATTAGCCATAACTCTTAATTCCAAACAACATTCTGCCATGTGTTTAAGTAAGTTTGGCGATTCATTACGTCTGATTCTAAGATTCTCGTAAATATTCATACGGTCATAATATATGCAAGAATCAACTGATTGCCTAAATGTACGACCTGCAAATTTTTCTTTACACGCATCCTCAATGATATCAGGTGCGCCCATACTGAAGAAATCAACGTACTTATCAATACAATAAGTTTTTTGGTCAGCTAAAATAGATACCTGATTGGCTAATGTAAATAATTCAAAGTTTTCTTCATTGAAAGCAGGTATTTTTTTTAAAGTTTTACCCGAAGTTTTTATCTTTTCGTATAAACTACACCCATAAGTTTGTTTACAAAACGTTTGGAGCTGTGCAAGTGTACATTTAAAAAATCCCGTCAAAACTTCAATAGGTATTAACTTGCCTATCTTAGAAAATTTTTCAAATATTTTTTTATCAATTTTAATATTATTTTTAGTAATCTTATCCATATTATTATTATAGCATATGCAATTGCTTTTGCAATACATTTTTTTATATATTTTTATACACTTCTTACTATTTTTATATAATCCATTGATTAAATTTAGTTATATTGTATAATAATAATAGCCTTTAAAAAAGGTGGGCTCGATTTTTTATTTTCGGCCTTTTTAGTCTTTTTTTCATTAATAACTCACTTCTTTTTTTTCTTAATATCACCTACCGATGAATAATCGGTAGTTTGATTTTTTGATTGTTTAAGAATATAATAGTAGCGTAGCTCGTTTTACGGGTTGTTAGATTAATTTAGATTTTATAATAAACAACCGCGTTACTAGCACGGTTGCTTATTTTTTTCAAAATATCAATCGAAAGATTGATTATCTGTAAAATCGTTAAAACAATACTTAGTATTGGAATAAACTTTTTAAGCATATTTATCACCTCATTTCCCGTTTAAGAAAAACGGCATGAAGCAACAAACCCGCGCCACGAACTACGCTAAAAATATTTTATAAAATAAAATTTATTTTTTCAAATTTTGCGTTAAAGAGACCTTTAACGCAATATTTTTTCTTGAACTTCAAAAATTCTCTTGATTATTCTGTATTTATATGTTATAATACGCAATGATATATAATTAAATACGCAATTTTAAAGGAGGAAAATGGCTAATAAAAAAACTCTTGCTATTACAAAAGAACAATACGAAAACATAATAAATATCATGAAAACAGGTTCAGCTTTTTTCAGGCCAAATGAAACTATAGCCACATGTCTTGTTCTGGAAGCTAATCTAGGGCTCAGAATAAGCGATATACTCAATCTTAAATTTTCCGACATCGTAAAAGACGGAGATAGATATAGGCTCGACATCACAGAAAAGAAAACCTCAAAAAAAAGATTTTTCACAGTGCCTTTACCAATCTATCAATATATTCAAATTTATTGTATGAAAAATAATATAAAAGAAAATGAGAAAATATTTAAGATAAAAGTTAGGAATATCCAAACATATATAAGTAAAGTAATTAACTATCTAGGGCTCAAGAATATAAGTACTCATAGTTTCAGGAAATTCTTTGCTACTGAAATCTATCAAAATAACAATTACAACATAGTTTTAGTTCAGAAACTTCTCCAACATAGTTCAGCAGCTATTACTCAAAGATACATAGGCATCACATCCAAAGAAATTGAAAATGCTTTAGACAACCATATACACTTAATTTGATTTTTTTATTTTTGGTGAATATAATAGTAGCGTAACTCAGTTACGGGTTTATAACTATTGTATAATAATAATTATAACCGTATTGTCAGTACGGTTGTTTTTTTTAAGTTCTTAAGTATAATAGTAGCATGACCCAAAAGACGGGTTATTGCTATAGTTTAATAAAAACAATAACAACCGTGTTCTCAGCACGGCTTGATTTTTTTATTTTCGGTGAATATAATAACAGCGTAACCTGGTAACGGGTTTATCAGATTTTATTTAACACTTTTTTGATAAACTGCCGTATTCTCTGTACGGCAGCTTATTTTTTTTACTATATCAATTGAGATATTGATAATTTGTAAAACGGTAAAAATAATACTAAGTATTATAAATCCCTTTTTAAGCATATTTATCACCTCATTTCTCTGCTAAAAAGCAGAATAAGAAGCAATAAACCCGTACTCCCAAGTTACGCTAATTTAATTATATATTTTTATTCTAAATTTTCAATCAAAAATCTTCTTTACATGAATCCATTAGCCTTTTTAAACTCTCTCTTGCTCTTTTTCTTAATTTGCTTGAATGCTCTTTAATCATTACCAAATCGCCAACAGCCTCATTGTATTCTTGATGGTTAAAGTTGTTAATACAACTGTCAATATCTTTTTCTAAAAAATATGAATATGATTCAATAATATTTAATTCTTTGTAAATGTCAGACATGTTATCATCACCTTCATCATTTTCACGTGAATAGTCAGCCTTTATTCTGCTTTTTTTAGAATCTTTGTACCAACTATATGCTCCGTATAAAGATGTAGCCAGATTGATTACATCCAATATTATCCTTGCGTATTGGCCTGTAACTATATCTAGATAAAGCCAAAATACATTGCATACCGACCAAATGAAAAAACATAAGTACATCTTACGAATATTCAGAAGTGTACCTATAACATTGACTATCGAAAATACCCAACATATCCAATCAATCATATAAAGCACCTCCATTTAAAAATTAAAAACGACAAAAAGGCCGCCTTTATCGTAAGATTATACAAAATACCCTTTACTTCGTCAACAAAATATGTAAAATATAACTACGATTTTCGATTATTTGGAGTTGATTGATATGAAAACATTACTTGGATTCAGAAATATGAAACAAATTGATTCTGAAATTTCTAAAATAAATATTGCTCTGGCTATTTCTCAATCAGAGATAAATGATGTTGCTTCTGCCACTGTTTCAAAACCATCTTTATCAGATATCCACTCCCAAAAAAAACATCAAGACTCTACTTTCGTAAATTTCGTTGATGATGTTAAAAATATTCGAGAACATCAAGAAGTATTAAAACAACGTCTTGAATCTATTAAATCTATTAAGAATGCTATTATAAGTTCAATAAATTCCAATCCTGATTCTGATTTGTCAAAAATATTTGAAGCTTATTTTGTAAATAATGAAAAGGTAGATAAAATTGCTAGTGATATGTCTATTTCATCTCCTTATGTTTATAAGCAAATAAATAAATTTTATGATTCTATTAATAGGCTTGCAAAACCTGTGCATTGAAAATTTTAATTGAGATTATATAATTAAATTGGCAGTAGGGACAAGTCTTTATGAAAACATCCCCAACGTGCAGATTTTAAATTTGTTTGCGTTTAGAGGGTGATAAAATGAAGATATTTGCTCGTCTTATTACATGGATTGTTCAAGTGTTTAAAAAGAAAAAACAGCCAGATATAAAAATCGAAGCTGTAAATTCCAAAATAAACATTACTATAATTCATAAAGACTGATGCAAAAGTCCCTACTGCTACTATTATATTCAAAAGCAAATAAAAATCAACTAGCCATTGGCGTAAATTTTGTATATTCAGGTTCCCAATTGAAAATTATCGTATTCGTTTCCCCATGGCGATTCTTTGCTATTATACATTCACATTCATTAGGGTCTATCCTGTCATCTAAAGGCTTATAATACCTTTCTCGATATAACATCATAACTATATCAGCATCCTGCTCTATCGACCCTGAATCTCTTAAATCAGAAAGCATCGGCCTGTGGTCAAGTCGTTGCTCACTAGCCCTCGATAACTGCGATAAACATATTATCGGAATATTTAACTCCTTTGCCATTATCTTTAATTCCCTAGTTATTTCCGATATTTCTTGTACCCTATTGCTAACTCTCCTGCTGCTCGATATTAATTGGAGATAATCAATTATTACCAAAGATACATCTCCAAGCCTCCTTACCCTCGCTTTCATCTCATTTACCGTTATGCATGCTGTATCGTCAATGTATAAATTTGAATTTGAATAACCATCAGAAGCTTTTATAAGCCTCTTCCACTCATCATCGTTTAATTTACCACGCCGAAGCTTATTACCAGCAATTTTGCCTGCCATACTTAAAAGCCTTGCTGCTAACTGTTCTTTGCCCATCTCTAAGCTAAATACCACAGTTTTAGATTTTTCCGAAACATATTTAGCTATGTTCAATGCAAAACTTGTCTTGCCCATACCCGGACGAGCTGCTAATAAAATTAAATCACTCTTGTTTAAACCTGTTATCACAAAATCTAAATCATTATACCCTGTCGATAACCCTAAAATTTCATCACAATCTTCGGAATTCAATTTTCCAAGCTTTTCAAATTCATCAACTAAAATGTCTTTTAAACTTACAATAGCTTCTTTACTTTTTTTCATTCTAATATCATTTAACCTTTCTTCAGTAAATTCAAGTAGCTTTTCACTGTCACCATTTACTGTGGATTCTTGAAGAACGTCCTTTGCTAAAGAAATTAAATTTCTAAGTTCGTATTTATCACAAATTATCTTTGAATAACTCTCAACGTTAGATATCGAAGGCACTATCTGAACAATATCTAACATGTAATTCTTCATTTCTTCTTTTTGGGCACTATCAATCGAAATATTATCAAGAACTGTTACATAATCAATTTTTTTACCAGATGAAAACATTTCAACCATAGTTTCATATATTAATCTATTATTCGGTTCATAAAATGCTTCAGTATTAGGTAAAATTTCTAATACTAAATTTAAATATGAACTATCAAGTAATATAGCCCCTAAAACCGATTGCTCAGCTTCTTGGCTGTATGGCATTAAATTTTCCAGATATAAATCATCTCCAATCTACGAATCAATTTTCAGCTGTTAAACTTAAAACCTTTTTATTGCTACCCATAAGTTTCATTTTATGGTATTGCCTTTGTTCACTCAAAAACTTTGTTCTAACAAGCCTTTTACTTGAAATTTTGTTAAATTCTTCCCATTTCTCTATTACAGCAACACCCGTTTTAAATCTTATTACAAAGCCTGAATTTATAAGCTCATCAAGCGCTGACTCTTCGGCACCTATCATAACAGTAACTCTATCAGGTATACCTACAAATCCCTCATCATCTGCAAATAAAACAAGCCACGAATATAATGCTTGCGCACTTAACGACATAGACATAAATTCTTGTGTCATAAAAATATCTTTGGATATCATTCTTCTTTTGGCCATAAAACTCACCTCAACTCTTTAACATATAACGACCACTAAAATTTGATTTCAACAAAATCTTCTCATCCAAAAATTGTGTTGGCCTATATCTTGATTTCGGCACCCGATTAAATGAATTCCAATCAGTTATAACAATAACACCTGTTTCAAATGGTATTACATATCCTGCAGAAATTAAAAGTTTTAAATCAACGTCCGAACATTTAGTAATCAATAATATTCTTTTAACATTACCGATAAATCCATCATCATCTGCTCTTATTATCAGATGAGTATATAAAAGCTGTGATGTTACAGGTAAATCTAAAAATTTGTCAGAATCATATATATGTTTGGAAATCATTCTTCTTTCTGCCATAAAACTCACCTCGAATTTAATATATAATAATACATAAAATAAAGAAAATCAACCATAAAACAATAAATCACGGTTTTTTTGTCATTTTGCACAAAATCGATGCCCGCAAATGAAGCTGGAATTTACTGGAAATGAAGACACAGTATAGTTTAGTCTAGTACAGTATAGTCCAGACTAGGCTAGTTTTTTATAACTCTATCTGGATTGTGGAGGGGGGTATGAGGGGGGAACCAAAATTTATTACCAGAAAACTGCCAAAATATATGCAAGAAAAAACCGGTGGAATAATCATGCAAATTTCTTACAAATTTACATATATTTCGACTATCTTCTTAATTAATAAATAATTAGGTGTTTACATTTTTAACAGATTATTGTATAATAAGTATAGTTTGGGAATCAGTTGGATTCTCAAACTATATAGAAAACTAAAACATTTCTATTGACTTAATAGACTACGAAAAACACGGTAGATGCCTAATTTATCTTCACATTCTGATAAATCTACTAACTCTTCGTAAAGCTTATCATTATCATAAATGATTTTGCCATTTACTTTATCAAAAAGGTCGCTAAGTTCTTTGTCTATCGCATACTCAGCACCAACAAATATACCGTAGCCTTTTTTCCCTTTATTGGTTTCTCTTACTATCATAAAACCTTTTGCACTTCCACTATCAGTTAAATTGTAAGTTTGAATAACCAAACGATAAGCTAATACGCTAGTATTAAAAATAAAAAAATAAAATACTAAACTGAAAATTAAAAGCCAATTGCTTTTCTGCATTATGCACCCCACTAATAAGATATTATATTATATTCTATGCTATAAACAAAATTTATAGTACAAAGCTATAATTAAAAGAGGTGAATATTATGGATAAAAATTTTAAAACAAGAAATGGCAAATATAGTAAATCAAATAAAACTTTCAAAAAAGATAAAAATGCTATAAAAAAAATTAATGAGAAAATTATTCTCGAAAACTCCAAAGGTAGTAAATATATGTCAGGGCAATTATGCCAAATAATTAAAAACGGAAAAGATAAAAAATTTGAAATAAAAACACCATTTGGATATGCTAAAATTAGAAGAAATTTAGTTGATGAGCTTGTAGTCTTAGGGAAAAATGCTAAATATACTGATATTGTAAATGGAATAATAAAAAAAAACGGAAATGAAATAGAAAATATTAAAGAAATATATGATTATCTAAGTACACCAAGCGATAATAGTATTGATAGTATAGAAAAATTTAATCAAAGCGTAAAAGAAGCCGAAAATATAAAAGAAATAAAAGCACGAAATGAATTGGCAAAATTATCAGCAATTTTAATGTTAAGTGAACCATACAGATTTAAAGACGGCGGAGGTCTTAGTAGAGGTTATATTAGAAAAGCAATTAAAGATATGGAAGGGGGAAAAGGCAAAAACGCTTTAAATAAAATTTTCGGCAATGAAGGGGAAGGTAGTGAACCTAATGCTCCTTTTGCAAGAAGTAACAAAAATAAAAAAACTAAAAAGCGTAAAAAAAACGAAAGTCAATGGTTAAGTGGTAAAAAAGAAATGGAACATGTATTACAAATACCTGAAGATAAAATACCCGATGAAGGAGTAGACAATGAAAAAAAAGAATCAATTAAAAAAAATATAAAACAATTTAGTGAAATGGTAGATTATATTTCCGATAACGAAGATGAAGATAATGGAGATGAAGAAAAAAAAATTTATTTTTCCATAGGTAAGAAAATAAGTAAGAAATGGTTTGGAAATAATTTAATAGAAAGTACAAAAAACAAAGAACAAATAAATGAAGAACGTTACAACCGTAGACTCAGCTCGAGAAAAAAAAGAATAAATAACGAAATACGTAAAAGAAGGAATATATCATCACTTCTAAACTCAATCCAAGAAAATAAAGAATAAATAATTAAATCCGTAAAAGTAGTAATATTAAATATAAATAAAAAACAGTTATAAAAAACAGCCGGCAGGAAACCCTGTCGGCTAATTCCATTGCTGAAATTAAAAAAGAGCGTGATTTTACAAGATGCGGCCCATTACAGACCATCTTAATTATATTACATAATTCCATGAAAATCAACTAAAAAATTACCATACTTGGTATGGTAATTAGAAAACCCCAGAAAGATAATAAAAAAATTCTTGAAGAATTTATGATTCGTAAGGTTTTAAAGCCTTACACCATATATTATATCTCAAAATTCGACTAAGTCAATCATTTTTCGTGGTTTTTCTTTTTTTTTATGGGTTTGTATAATAAATAAAGCGTAGTTCGTGTTCGCGGGCTCATTCCTTCTTTACACCTGTGTTTCAGGTAGAAAAGAGGTGATGAGATGTTTGATAACATAAAAGATTTATTAGATATTATAATAAAAATAATAACAATACTTTCTTTTATAAAAAAACGCCCGCGTCGCAAGCGTGGACGTCGATACAAAACTAAAAAGTAACGATTGAGCCCGCACAGGACTACGCTGCTATTTTAATAAATCAACAGTAACCAGCCCGTTTCCGGACTACACTACCATTGTACGCAAAACAAAATAAAAAATCAAATAGTCATATAAAAATATGGCTATTTTCTTGGCTTTAATTTTAAGCCCAATTTAGGGCGTTTTTAGGGCTAAAATATTCAATTAAGGAATTAAACCTTTGTAGTTTAAATTCGCAAATTTGATGCGTTTATAGCCTCGTATTAGCGTTTTATAGGTTGAGTTGATTTTGTAATTCGTTGTAAGGTATTAATAAAATATCTAAGATTAGGCATGGTTGATTTTTCTGTTTTTGTTTAATATAATAGTAGCGTGACTCGTTCGTGAGTTCAACGTTTTAAAAAGTTTATTTGTAACGTTTCCCACGCTTCCATCGTGGGAGACGATTTATTATTTCTAAAATCTGGATAATTTTTAATATAACATCCAAGTTTTTAAGTAACAAATCTATCATTTAATCACCTCGTTTCTTCTCGATACTCGAGAGGATTCAAGATGAACCCACGATACGAACCACGCTGATTTAATTATACAATCAGGCTTTTGTTTTTCAATTAAGTTATAGAAATACCTAACTGGGATATTTTGGGGGCCACCTGGGTTAGCCGGGATATGGGGCGATACCCCTCAGCCTCTAGGGGGTGTATGGGGGGGTACCATCCTCAAAGTCAACCACAAACCAACAACAATACAAACAATAACTAACAATAAACCCAACAAACAACCATTGGCATAATAAACAAAAATATTAAAAATCAATAGCTAAAATTCTCTACAAAATTCACTTATTTTATCACAAAAAGTGTTGACTAAAAACCTTTTTTGTAGTAAAATATAACTATACAAAAAAACGGTGAGGTGGTTGATAAATATAGCTTTGAAGGCATTTATGTAAACTAAAACCAATTAAATTAAATTTGTGCATTAGTTATAAATATGTTGCGATGAATAACAAAAAAAGGAGGGATTAAAACGTGAGTAAAGATTATTGTACACTTGAGCTACATATGGATTTAAAAACATACAAGCGCGCTAAAATAGCAGCTGCAATCAGTGAAATCCCTTTTAGAAGATATTGTATCAACGCTATTTCTGAGGATTCTGCGTTTATTGCAGACCCTAAAAAACTAAACTTTTTTGGGGGGGTGGGAAGAAAAAAGAAAGGCGATAAAGATTGCAAGGTTGTTAAAATGCGAG